TAAAACAACTTGGTTTAAAACTTTAAAAGGTGTTGTTTTATATGAACTTTGGCCCAACGACAGAAATGATCTATTTAATAATAACTTTGAACAAGTTTTTAAAGATCAACTAGCACAATCCGAATTAACATTAAATAAAGGCGATAAGTTAATTGTTAACTGTTGCAATGAAGGTTTAGGACCAAACGATCTCAAACAAACAATTGCTACATTTGAACAGTACGACTTTAGAGTACTTTTTAATGCTTATATAACAGTACCACTATCATACAAATATGAAGTGTTTGTTGATCACTTTTCTGCACATTGTGGGTTTGTACAACACATTCAACGATTAGATGTAGATTGGGAAAATTTAATTCCTACTAAAAATTTTATATCTCTTAATCGTAGACCTAGTGAAGGTAGATGTAGTCTAGCAAAAAAATTATTAGATACATTTGATCAAGATACTTTTTTATTAAGTTGCGGAACACAGCACGATCCTTACTTACAAGAAAAACAAAACCTGTTAGATATCATGCATCCATATACACTGCCTATTTTGTTAGATGGCAAAACAGGTGGAATGGAGGAACAACACTATCATACTAATACAGATTGGTTTAGTTGTTTTATAAATGTAGTCACAGAAACAAGTAATCAAACAGATGATGATAGTTGGCACGAGATTTTTATTACTGAAAAATCATTTAAAGCATTCTTGTACAGACAAATTCCTATATTTTGGGCAGTACCGGGAACAGTACAATTGTTGCGTGATATGGGGTTTGATGTATATGATGATATCATAGACCACAGTTACGACACAATACAAGATCCCAATGTAAGACTAGATGCAGTTGTTAATACTTTAAAAGATTTTATAGATAATCACACATTAAATGATATGAACAATTTAAGAAAACAATTGTGGTCACGTATAAATAAAAACGTTGATTTATTAGTAGAACTTAATATGCAACACCCACAAAAGATGAAAAATTATTTAATGGAATTATCGCAGTGAGTTTTTCAAACGCAGAAGACAGTCATAACCACAGTTTAGAAACTTTAAACTTACTAAACAACTACGAAGAGTTTATGGAAAGTATCGAGTCTATGGTGGATATGGGTTGTGGTAAACACGGTAAAGACATAACTTGGTGGAGCAATGCTCATTTGTTAGATGACAACGATAACAAAGTTTATTACAACATTGATTGTTATGGTGTAGATATTGAAGATAAGTTTTTACCACAAGGTGCAAAGAACATCAGTTTCTTAAATCAAGATTTTGAAAAGACATTTAGTAAAAGACAATTTGATTTAGTTTGGTGTCACGATGCATTCCAGTATGCTATCAATCCAATAGAGACATTAAAAAATTGGTGGGGATTAACAAACGATAGTGGAATGATATGCATACAAGTTCCAACTACTGTTAATATCAAATATAACAGACTAAGTTGTTCACACCCAAGTTACACTTATTTTAATTATACGGTTGATACACTTATTCATATGTTAGCAGTTAATGGGTTTGATTGTAAAGATGGATATTTTAAAGAAGACAACGAGTGGGTTAAGGCAATAGCATATAAAAGTGATATAGCACCAATGGATCCAAGAAAAACTTCGTGGTATGATTTAGTGGAAAAAGATTTGCTACCAGACAGTGTAGCACAAAGTGTTAATAAATATGGTTATCCTAAACGTGAGGAATTAGTACTTACTTGGTTACAAGGAACTAAACAAATTTTGTTTTAAATGAAAGCAATAATAGCAACAGGCGGGTTTGACCCATTACATTCAGGACATATAGCATACTTTAAAGCGGCTAAGGCATTAGGTGACGATGAAGAATCTATATTAATCGTTGGTCTTAATTCAGATGAATGGTTGGCACGTAAAAAAGGTCGCCCGTTTATGCCGTGGGAAGAACGAGCAAGTATTATCAGAGAACTAGAATGTGTCGATGATGTAATTGCGTTTGATGATTATGACGATTCGGCAGTAGATTGTATATACAAAGTAGGCGACAAATATCCCTATCATGACATAGTATTTGCCAATGGTGGCGACAGAGACCACATCAATATTCCAGAAGCAGATGCTACAACACAAGATGTTACATTTGCATTTGGTGTAGGCGGTAAACGTAAAGCAAATTCATCTAGTTGGATATTAGATAACTGGAAAGCACCTAAAACAAAAAGAGATTGGGGTTACTACAGAGTTATACACGAAGTACAAGGTACCAAGGTAAAAGAACTCACAGTAGAACCTGGACAACGTCTATCAATGCAAAAACACGCAAAACGCAACGAGTATTGGTTAGTAACGGAAGGTGCGTGTGAAGTGTTGAGTCAAACAGAAAGTGGTTATCAAATGCCTGTTGTGAGATTAGAAAAACATGACGAATACACTATTATTTGTGGTGACTGGCATCAACTATACAACCCATACGATAAACCTTGTAGAATCGTAGAAATTCAGTACGGTGAACAGTGTATTGAAGAAGATATAACAAGAAAATAAAAAAAACCTTGTATTGTGTTTTTAGTGAGTGTATAATATAACTTAACAAAAACAAAAATATAAGGGAAAATATGGGAATTGTTACTATTAAACACGGCTTGTACCGTAATCAAACAATAGAAGATCAGAAGTTTGAGTTCGTTAAAGGACCATACGAAAGTAAGAAAGGATCTTTTATTTCTGTAAAACCTAACGACACTGTTGGTGTTGGTAAAAAGGAAATTAGAATACACGTTGATCGTGCTAACTTTTTTATACACGACGATGATATGCTAATGCCTAAAAAAACTGTTAAAGAAGTTGATAAAAAGGTTGAAACAGATGAACAAATTATGGAACGCATTGGTGCTAGATTTGATATACTAGACGAAATGACTAAAGCATCTATTAATTCGGATGTTAAAGCAATGATCGTTAGTGGACCACCAGGCGTTGGAAAATCTTATGGTGTAGAAAAGCAACTTAGTAAAGCAAATATGTTTGATACTATTGCTCAACATCAACCTAAGTACGAAGTTGTTAAAGGTGCAATGACACCGATTGGTTTATATGCAACTTTGTTTAGACATAGTAGCAAAGGACACGTATTAGTGTTTGATGATTGCGATGCAATCCTACACGATGAATTAAGTTTAAACATTTTAAAAGCGGCACTTGATAGTGGAAAACGTAGAAGAGTACACTGGAGTTCAGACTCACACGTATTACGTAGAGAAGGTATTCCACACGTATTTGATTTTCATGCAAGTGTTATTTTTATTACTAACTTGAAATTTTCTAACATTCGTAGTAAAAAGTTACAGGATCACCTAGCGGCATTACAAAGTAGATGTCACTACTTAGATCTTACACTAGATACAATGCGTGATAAGATTTTAAGAGTTAAGCAAATTGCAAAGACAGGTGAACTATTTAAAGGTTATAATTTAAGTAGTGAAACTGAAAATAATATACTTGACTTTATGGAAGAGCATAAAGATAAGTTAAATGAAATGAGTCTTAGGATGGCATTAAAGATTGCAGATCTACATACTGTCAATCCTGAGAAGTGGAAATTCCTAGCAATGAATACTTGTATGAAGTATAGTTGATAGAGAATAAGAGACGTAGGTTTTAAGGGTAGTTTCCATACCCTTCCCAAAGTCCAAGAAAACCTTCGTCTCCTCAGGTATAGAGGTAAGAGCCTATGCCTGTAACTCGGGCGATACACTTTTTTCCTTTTTTTGTTTTGTAGTGTATTGCCCACCCTATTAATAAGTAGTATTTATGTTATCAAAAATAGTAGTACGTGACGAAGTAAATTGTAATTTAAAAGACTTAAGTCTTGATATGCGTAAAAAACTCGTACGTCAATTTAAATACGAAATTCCAAGTGCTAGATTTATGCCAGCATACCGTTTAGGTAGATGGGATGGCACAGTATCATTTTTTAACTTGGGTGGAAGTACATATGTAAACTTACTTCCAGAAATACTCCCAACACTTATGGAAGATGGTTGGGACTTTGAGTTAGAAGACCAACGCGAATATAGAACTAACTTTGAACTAGAAGAAGTTTCTGAGAACTCATTTAAACACATTGCTTGGCCCGAAGGACATCCAGTAGCAGGTCAACCAATTGAATTACGTGATTATCAAATACAAGTAATAAATGATTTTTTAAAAAATCCACAATGCTTACAAGAAGTTGCCACTGGTGCTGGTAAAACATTAATGACTGCCGCACTTAGCGAACGTGTAGAACGTTATGGAAGATCAATTGTAATTGTTCCAAACAAATCATTAGTTGTACAAACAGAAGAAGATTATGTGAATATGCAATTAGATGTTGGTGTATTCTTTGGTGATAGAAAAGAGTTTGGTAAGACACATACAATTTGCACTTGGCAAAGTTTAAATAGTTTGTTGAAAAATACTAGAGCCGGAATGGCAGATATAACAATAAGCGAGTTTGTTGAAGACGTTGTTGCTGTTATTGTTGACGAAGTACATTCGGCAAAAGCAGATGCATTAAAAACTTTACTTACTGGTCCACTTGCTAAAGTTCCATTACGTTGGGGATTGACAGGTACAGTACCTAAAGATGATCATGAGTTTAAATCATTACAAGTAAGTATTGGTGATGTTATAAACAGAGTATCTGCAAAAGAATTACAAGACAAAGGTGTATTAGCAAACTGTCACGTAAACATAGTACAACTAATTGATCATGCCGAACATACAAATTACCAAAGCGAATTAAAGTATTTGTTAAGTGACGAAGATAGATTGGATGTAATGGCAAAATTAATACTTCAAGCAAATGAAGGCGGTAATACATTAGTCCTAGTAGATAGAGTACAAGCAGGTAAAGACTTAGTAGAACGATTAGGCGAAACTGCTGTATTTGTAAGTGGCTCAACAAAAGGTGCTGATAGAAAAGAACAGTATGATGAAGTTAAAACTTCCGATGATAAAATAATTGTAGCAACGTATGGTGTTGCCGCAGTTGGTATTAACATTCCGCGAATATTTAATTTAATGTTAATTGAACCAGGTAAGTCTTTTGTACGTGTAATACAAAGTATAGGGCGTGGTGTTCGTAAGGCAGAAGATAAAGATTTTGTACAAATATGGGATATTACAAGTACTTGTAAGTTTGCAAAGCGACATTTAACAAAACGTAAACGTTTTTATAAAGATGCAAATTATCCATTTTCGTTAGAAAAGTTAGACTGGAAATAGGATTTAGGTTATTCTGACGAATTTATTAGGTTAAGGTTACTATAAAATATAAGTAACTTATTTAAAAACCTATCTTATGAGAATACACACACTAGACGATAAATCTTACGAATTAGACGAACTACCAGAAGTAATAGACGATATAAGGTTCGCTGTGTTTGACAACAGTAATCCCAAAGATGCAGATTACTTTTTTATTCCATTAATATTTTTAGAAAGTTTTACATCGCCTGCATTGGTATTAAAAATTGGTAACAAGATATTGAAAATGCCATTAGATTGGAATCTATTAATAGGCGAAGAAGAAACAGGTGACTTAGAAGCAATACCACTTACAAGTATAAATGATAGAAACTTTAAAGCATTTTCGTTTAATAGTTTAAGTAGTTTCAAAGCAGATTTTTTACCAGTAGAAGTGTTAGATGTTTACAACGAAGTCCAATGGTATAATCCTAAATTAAAGAATGGACAATATCTTGCTGTTCCATTAGACGATAGTGAAGAACCAGAAGTTGTGTATTTTATAAAAGATGTTTCTAGAAATTCACAAGTAGTAGATTATAATCAAGCATGGTAGCACCTAAGAAATTAGATTTATTTAATCAAGTACTTCCAGCAATAGATCGCAAGGATTATAACTTTTACGACAATCTAACAGACGAGCAAAAAAAAGAATTTAAACAGCAAAGCATTTTACATATGAGATGGGGTTGTAGTTTAGATGTAGACGATAGAATACTACAACATTACTACGTTGCTAGTTTTAATCACAGAGCAAACAAAAACTTTTTTAATGTGTATAACCACCCAAAACTACAATGGTTGCTTATTGCGGCAAGTAGTCCAAAGTTAGGAAAATATAGACGTAAGTGGTTAGGAAAAAAGAAAGCAAAAGATCCAAAGGATGATATTAAGAAACAACTTGCAAACATTTATCCAACTTATAAAGAAGAAGATTTAGAAGTACTAAGTAACTTTGTTACTAAAAAAGAACTAAAACAATATGACAAAGACCGTGGCAACTGATGTTACATTTGAATGCAAATATTGTAAAAAGTCATTTAAACGTGAAAGCACTTTAACAGCACACGCTTGTGAAAAGAAGAGACGTTATCAACAGAAAGATGAGAAAGGGGTCCGTGTGGGATTCCAGGCGTATTTGCGTTTTTACGAATACACGCAAAATCATAGTAAACAAAAATCCGTTTATGACTTTATAGATAGTCCTTACTATACTGCATTCGTTAAGTTTGGAAGATATTGTGTTGATATCAATGCTGTCAACGTTCCACGTTTTATTGATTACGTTATTACAAACAACAAAAAGTTAGACTATTGGACAAAAGATAGTTTGTACGGTGAGTACTTAACTGATTTGCTATTAACAGAAGATCCAACATATGCATTACAACGTGCAGTTGAATTTAGTATTAAATGGGCAGAACAAAATAATGCAGACAGTAAAGATATACTTAGGTATGGAAATTCAAATACATTGTGTCATGCAATAACAACAGGTAAGATAAGTGCTTGGGTGTTATACAATTGTGATAGTGGTAATAAGTTTTTAGAAAATTTAAATACTGAACAAGCAGAACTTATTTGGGATTATATAAATCCTGATATATGGCAAAGCAAAATACAATCAAATAAAGATGATGTAGATTATATTCAGTCTATGTTACAACAAGCAGGATGGTAAAACAAAAGTTAGAATTTGTAGAAATAATGATGATAAATTCTTGCAACTTGTCATGTAAGGGTTGTACTACATTTAGTGATTTAAAACATCAAGGATCAAGAATTAACTGGTCAACTGCAAAACAATGGATAGAAGATTGGAGTGAACGATTAGAGTTTGAAGGTATTGGTTTAATTGGCGGAGAGCCTTTATTACATCCTGAAGTTCGTGAATACTTAATAGGTATGCGAGAATTATTACCTAACACACAAATACGTTTCGTTACCAATGGTCTATTGCTAGATAAACATTGGGATGTAGTTGAACTTCTTAATAGTTTAGGGAATGCAGTACTAAAGATTTCATATCACGTTGATAGTAAAAAACTAGATGATATAATTCAACGTGTATTTGATTCGTACAAATGGCGAGAAGTGAATGAATATGGTATTGATCGCTGGAAAAATGAACAAGACTTTACATTTCAAGTTAGTAGCACAGATACATTTTTAAAAACATACAAAGGCGAATATGAAAATATGATGCCTCATGATAGCAATCCAAAAGAAGCATTTGAAATATGTGTCCAAAAACGTTGTCCTATGATACTAGATAACACATTATATAAATGTGGTACAGTGGGTTTAACTCCACCATTATTGAATAGATTTGGAAATCCAAACATAGAATTATGGGAACAGTACATAGATGATGGTTTAAAACCCGATTGCGAAAACAAAGATCTAGAGATGTTTGTAAACAATTTTGGTAAACCGCATTCAATTTGTAGACAATGTCCAACTAAAAATGATGTACAATCTTTTGTAGAACATTTTCCAACGGTAGAATTTAAATGAGTGCAGACGTAGATATTGACTTTGCTGATAGAGATGCAATACTAAAACATATTAAGCATATACCTGCACGACAGCAAGAAAGAAAACATAACAGTGGCGTTTATGTTACAGATATTCCTGTTGATCCAATTAATGGCTGTTCAACTTTGGATTATAAAGAAGCAGAAGATAGAGGATACTTTAAGATAGATTTTCTTAATGTAAATGTTTATAGCAACATCAAAGATAATGAACATTACGAACAATTATTAAATGCTACACCGCCTTGGGAAAAGTTATTAGATAAGAATTTTTGTTCAAAAATAATACACATATCAAATCACTGGAATGACATAGTAAAAATGAAACCCGATAGTGTTGCTAGAATGGCAATGTTTTTAGCACTTATACGTCCTGGTAAAAAGCATTTAATTGGTAAAACTTGGAAAGAAATAGGTGAAACTATTTGGGAACAAACAGAAGATGGATATTCATACAAAAAAGCACACGCAGTAAGTTATGCAAAACTTGTTGCATTACATATGAATATTATTGATCAAGATCTTTAATTAAAGTAATAGATTTTCTCTTTGATCTTTTTTGAATTATATTATTCAAACTTGTACAAGGACCACTTAGTATCTCTAACGTTTTATTATTAAATGTAGTTCTGTACTCTCTAAATACAGTCCATTCTTCTTTTAAAAATAAGTTAATAGGAATACTTCTATTAGATTCCCACCACCAAGTTTCTCCTAATTCTAAAAATAATTTCTTTAAGTCGTTATCTAGTATTCTTCCAAAGTCATACATAGTAGTTAATACTTTGTCCTGATTCATTATTATTCCAATGTATTCTTTGTCTGCATACAGAACAATAGACAGAAATGGATATTTCTCTTGTATGCGTTCGAATAACTGATTTTCCATAAATATATACTATGTATGCTACTAAGATTTATTTATATAAACAAAACCAGTTGGGAATCTTCTTTAACCAAGATGCAGACAACGGTATTAACAATTCTCAAAGGAACA